TTCAAGCAGCTTGAAAAGCTCAAAGGCCTTTCAACTGAAGCACGGTTGCCGATCCTGTCGGGTATGTTCGGCAATGATGCAGAAACCATCCAAGCCTTGAACCTACTGATCGACAAAGGCAAAGCAGGCTATAACGAAACCTTAGCAAAAATGAATGCTCAAGCCGACCTGCAGAAACGTGTTAATGAGCAGCTCGGTACCTTAAAAAATCTATGGGATGCAGCTTCAGGAACTTTCACCAGTGCCATGACGAACTTCGGAGCTGCGATCGCACCTGAGCTAAAACAAGTCGTCACTGGCTTAACGGATATGACTGAAAAACTGGGAACCTGGTCTAAAGAAAATCCTCAATTGTCGAATGCCATTATGAAGACCATTGCCATTATCGTGATTCTGCTCGCTGCGTTTAGTGCGCTATCGCTTGCACTGGTGACCATACTCGGTCCAATGGCTTTATTACGTCTGACGTTTGGCGTACTGGGAGCCAAAGGCTTCGGTCTGATTAATATCATCAAGCTGATTGGCTCGGCCTTTATGTGGCTTGGTAAAGGCATCTTTTTTGTCGGTCGCTTAATGATGGCCAATCCTCTATTTTTAGCGATCGGACTTTTAGCCACGGCAGCCTATTTGATTTATCGCAATTGGGGTTCGATCAAACAATTCTTTGTGGACATTTGGAATTCCATTGGCACGTCAGGCATGACGACCACGCAAAAAATCGTCTTATTTTTTCAGCTTGCCCTTCAAAAAATTACCACACTCATTTTGAACTGGTCTCCGATCGGACTGTTTTATCGCGCCTTTGCTGCGGTGATGAATTACTTTGGGGTGCAATTGCCAAGTACATTCACAGGCTTTGGCCAAATGCTCATGCAAGGACTGGCCAACGGGATCAGTAATGGCATTGCGGGTGTTATTGGCAAAGCCAAAGCTGCGGCAGCTCAAGTCACCAATACAGTAAAAGGTGCTTTTGGCATCCACTCCCCTTCCCGAGTTTTTACGCAGTTGGGGGCATACAACATGCAAGGTTTGGCGAACGGGATCTCAAACAATAGCCATCTGGCCAGCAATGCAATCGGTACAGCAAGTCAGGATATGTTGGGCTTTTTTGATACCAGTGCTTTTAGTTTTGACCAACGCCCATCTATTTCAGCCAGTACCAAAAATGTCTCTGCAACAGCAGCTCCAGTGCAGCAAATTTTTAATATTTATGCTGCACCGGGTATGGATGAAAATGCATTAGCACAATTGGTGGCAATGGAAGTGGCCAAGGCGCAGCGCATGCAACAACCAAGCAACGTCCGCAGCTATAGCGACAACGATTAAGGGGACAATCATGTTGATGAGTTTAGGACAATTCATTTTTAAGACCAGTACATTGGCTTTTCAAGAGATCCAACGGCAACGTTCATGGAACTATGCCGAAAATGCCGTGGCCAATGGACGTGCGAAAAAGCAGTTCACTGGTGCAGGCTCAGACACGGTGACAATGCCTGGTCTCATCTATGAAGAATATGGCTTCGGTACACGCTTTGGGCTGGATGAATTGGCAAGCATGGCCGATACAGGACAAGGCTATGTGTTGATGGATGGTTCAGGTTATTTATACGGTGTCTTTGTCATCGACAGCATCGACGAAACCAAATCCATTTTGATGGACAATGGTGTCCCGCGTAAGGTGGATTACACCCTCAAGCTGAGCCGTGTTGATGACGAACGCATTGAAATGCAATCCGCTCCACAGCAGGAAGCTTCAGCATGATTAAGACACCTGTTTGTATGATTAGCGCTGACAATAAACCATTAAATGAGCTTATTTCTAAGCGGATTTTAAGCGTTACCGTGACAGATAACCGCGCCAATGAAGCAGATGAATTGAGTATCGTGCTCGATGACCATGACGGTGCATTACAACTGCCGAAACGAGGTGTACGTCTTAACTGTCTGATGGGCTTTAAAAGTGAAGGTTTATACGATAAAGGCGACTTTATTGTGGATGAGACTGAATGGTCTGGTACACCAGATCAAATCACTATTAAAGCCTCCAGTGCCAATTTTAAAAGCAATATCAAAGAAGCTAAGTCCAAGTCATACCACCGCAAAACGTTTGGGGCTATTGCAACTGAAATTGCTCAAAACCATAAACTGACTTTGGTCATGGCAGCAGCTCTCAAGGCGATTGCTTTAAGCCATATTGACCAAACCAATGAGTCGGATCTCAACCTACTGCAACGACTGGCCAAACAAAATGGTGCAGAGATGGCTGTGAAAAAAGATCGACTTTTAATCTTCACGGCAGGCAGTGCAAAAACCGCTTCAGGTAAAGATTTACCGACGATCATTTTGACTAGGAACAGTGGCGACCAATTCCGTTACAGTGAACAGGATCGAGAGTCTGACCATACTGGTGTATCAGCCAGTTATCAGGACACAGGCAAAGCCAAACGTGAAAAGGTGGTCAATGGTGATAAAGGCAAGGTTAAACACTTAAAAGGTACGTTTGCCAACAAAGCGGAAGCGGAACGAGCAAGTGCTGCGAAGATGGCTGAAATTAAGCGTCAAATGGCGAAATTCAGCATCAATTTGGCTTATGGGCTACCTGAGATCAGTACTGAGTCTCCGATCAAACTACAGGGCTTTAAGGCTGAGGTAGATAAGCTGAAATGGATCGTTGAAAAGGCCACTCATGGCTATGCTAAAAGTGGCGGATTGACGACTCAATTAGATTTAGAGGCAAATATTTAATTTTTTTTTTGGAAAATATTTCACATTGAGATCATCATAGATCTCAATCGCAGCATCCACTCCAACAAAAAGAAGACCTGAAAAAAGAGCAACTAAACACCCAACTAAGAGAGTAATCCCCCCTCCTATAAGTAAAAGCAATTTATCAACTAGGATTGGTGAAAACCATCCTAGTTTTTTAATTATATAAAGTAAAATGTCATTCAATGTAATTATAAAAATTGATGAAGAATAGAAACCAACTAAAAGTAACCTCTTTTTCTTATAACTTTCTTTGGATGACTCTGCTACAAGAATGATATTACCATCATCAACTTTGAAAGCTCTAATAAAGTGCCGTGCTCTAATCAATGCTTTAATCATTATGAAAAAGCGTTGAGGGAATACTTTGATTACATAATCTACTTCTAAATGGCTTATTTTTTCAGAACAAACCAGTGCCTGAGCTGCACAATCTTTTTCTATTTTTTCTTTATTAGAATTGTAATAGCTATTAAGATATTCTTTGATGGCTTCTAGTCTATTTAGATAAAATTTCCGTCTATGAGAGAACCTCTTTGATCTATCCAACCAAACAAAAAAAGGTACAACAGCAAGAAATAAAGGTAAGATTTTTTAAATTATATCAATCACTTAAATAAACTCAATTAAGGCTCTGGACTTTCAACTCATCAGATATATGTAAATTTTTACTTACCACCAAAAGCTCAGTACCAATTCTTTTCTCAGCTGCACTATAGTTCAAGTCAAAAGTAAACTGCTTACGTTTACTATAAAGTGCTCTAATTTCATCAGCATTGTCATAAGTTAAAATCCAAGGCCTATTTAATTTTAATATTTTATTTGAAATTTCCTCATGATCCTTTTTTTCATATGCATTCGTATATAAAGTTTGCCCTTTCTCAAAATAAGGAGGATCAATGCAATAGAGACTATTCTTTGGCAAACTTGACCTAGTTTTATCTAAGAAATCTAAAGCATCTAAGTTGTACAAGTGAATTCTATGTTTGTATTTTTCAATGCGTTTAATTTTATCAATTAATGATTTTTTATTATAACGGCAATCAATTTTATAATTGCTTTCTTGTTTTAATCCACCAATCATCCCAGCTTTTAAAATTATTCCAGACCTATTAGTCCGATTGAGAAAAAATGAAGAAAAAGCTAAATCAAAGTCACTGAAGTCATCTTTATTCAGTTGGACATCTCTTTGCCTATACCATTCCTCGACAGTGACTTCAGTCAATGAAATTTTCTCAATGAGAGCATCTGTTTCATGTAAAACAGCATTCCAAAATGCCCAAATTGATCTATCAATATCATTTAAATGCAGTTCATGAACGTAGCCTTTGAAAAGCAGTGATAGTGCAAGCCCACACCCACCTGCATAGGGCTCACAATAGTGACCTCGTTCTAACTCATTATCTTTGATGATTGTAGACACCATTTTCCAAATGGATGTTTTCCCACCGGGATATCTTAAAGGTGATGGCGTCTGAGGCATATAAATATCCTTAATAAATCATCAGTATTTTAGCTTTTTACAGCTGAAAAATGAAATAAATCTCTTAATAGAAGTTGAACAATTTCAGAAATATTATCCCATTCAGTCAATATCTGTTCATTATCAGTTGGATAAGCTGCAGCATGTGCATAACGTCCTAAATTACTCGCTGTGAAAATTAGAGTTATATCAGTTGGTAATTTTTTCAAGGAAGTCAATGCACTTAATTGCACATGATTTAACTCATGTTTTCTAGTTTCTAGATGATCACATATTTTTTGTAGAATCACGTGGACTTTCATATTTTTATTATGCTTTTGCCCTAAAATACTTTCATAGTAACGTATATAAATTCCTTCTAAGAAAACTCGCGCCAATAACATTACTGCTAAACGATTTTTTTTAACTTCTAACTTTTTAATATCTCCATACACGCGTCTTAGAATAGGATCTTTAATACATCCTCTCAATTTAGTTGTGAAGAGATATTTCCTTTTATTCGGATCTTGAGTTGTACCTGGTACTTCATCTTCATCTTCATCTTCATCTTCATCTTCATCCAACTCATCAACGTTATCTGAATTATCTGAATTATCTGAATTATCTGAATTATCTGAATTATCTGAATTATCTGAATTATCTGAATTATCTGAATTATCTGAATTATCTTCACCAAAATCGTATAGACCAACTTTAACCGATTCGTCCTTTTCTGCACCATCAATATCAACTTCATCCAGTTGGTCAATATTAGATACTTCAGAATTGTCCACATTTGTGTCATCTAGTTCTGTCATATCAGGCTCTTCAGACTCTGCCATACCTTGAAAAATAGGCCTTTCGCTTAGGAAATGAGGTACAACATGTGTCAATGGTGCCAAACCTTCCTGCACTAACCTCTGAGAATAAGCTTTAATTTCCTTTGCATTTGCACGTGAAGTCACTGATATATTTGGACTATCTACATCTGAACTTTCTATAAGATCTGTACAAAATCTTGTTATAACCGTATCAAATTCATTAAAAGAAACTTTAATTTTAACGTTTGCATCGGAACGGCTACTTACAATTCCAAGTGTTTCACGAAAGTAAGGATTGCCTAGAAAGCGCGAGGCAGTAGTTAGAATTCCATTCGTATCAGTATCAACCATTAACTGATACTTGATCGCATAATCTAGAATTGATTGTGCTAAAGCATTTGAGTCTTTCCTTGACTGACTTGTGTTAAATCTCGTTTTTTGAGTTGCATTCCATTGACGGGTACCCACACCATCTTGCTCGCCAATATGCCTTCTTTCAATCCACAAAGCTGCATCTTCTCTAGAATCAAAAACTTGACAATTAACAGTATCTAGTACGTATGAAGAGTTCGCTTTCAACTTTCTAAAATAATCTTTTAAATTTTGATTTGGGGCTTTATCTGGATCATTCAACAAAGTCAGCGCGCAAATTCGACGATTACCTTCAACCACAATATATTTATTATTTTTATCTTTAACTACCGCCAGCAACTCAATAGGGCTCATCCCTTTTTCAGCAATATCTTTTGCTAAATTCTTAATCCTGTCATTTTGTAACAGATAAGAGATGATATCTGCTTGGTCACTTTTTTTCTCATGTCTTGGGTTATCGCTATCTAAATAGATGTCTAATACTTTTATTTTCTTACTCATGAAAAATGACCATTTTCAAACAATTTAAAATAATTGCCTAATTTATAACATTTTAACAGTGTTTATTAAATACTAGACTTAAGTTAAATAGCTATAAAATAATAAAAAAGGCCCAAGCATAGATTGGGCCTTTTTACACTAAGCTTATTCACAATCTCAAATATTGCTATATCTTGCGTAAATATGAATTTAGGCAAACATTAAATCGAAGCGACCAATAATTGTATTGAAATCTAAAGAATTCTCTAAAAATGGCTGATCATTAAATACTTTTTGAGAATAAGTAGCATGCATATTGCCAGATGCAACAATGCTCTTATAACTGCATTTGTTCGGTTGATTAATTGTACAAAAATCGCACTTGACCACAACACCAGTGCCACATTTGTGTCTTAAATTAAGAACTATTTCAATTACGTTCTCCAACCAACCCTCAAAAAGCCACTTACCTTTGCACACATCTGAATAACTTGAAAGGTCTTTACCTATATGATCAAATTCCTCTTCTAATGACTTTTTTTCCTCATCTGTAAGTAAATCATTATTTTTAATAAAACCATAATCTTTATCATAACCATATTTTGCACTTATATATGTATTATCAGTTGATTTTTTTAGAGAATCTAATACTGCATAATATAATTTATTTATTGTCTTCCCTAATGCATCTTCATGAATATGGTCTAATAAACTATCTGTTATTAATGATTTAGAACCAGACATCAATTCATTGACTAATGGTTTCACTGAAAATTTATTAACATAAAAAGTTTCTATAGAGTAATATTTAAGTACAAAAAGAATATCAGAATCAGGCCATGGTTCAATAGAGGTACGATGATTCCTAACATCCTTATCTATATAACCTAGGACATATTTCTTCAAATCATTTATATTATTGTGAGAATTACTCTTTAAATCTGTCATTGCATTAACAACACCGACACAACCTTCTTGATAATAATTGTCATCTTTATCCAGTATAGTTTCAACGGCATAAACCTTTAAAACTTTATTAAAAACCTTATCCTTTACATTATTTGAATTTTCAAGAATACATTCATATTTTTTTACATCATCTGTTCCCTCAACTACAATTGCTTTGCGTCCTACCATCTTAGATGATACTAAAATATTATTAATGCTTAATGGTGTAATCATGACTTTTCTTTATCTTTAAATATTATATTACGCTCTTTTTACAACTAACTCGCTCAGGTAGTCCGATCTGTCATTTACAATAAAAGGAGAGTGAGAAGCTACAATAATTTGAGTATTTGGAACTAATTTCATTAGTAATGGTAATAGCTGCTCTTGCCATAATATATTTAATGACATTTCAGGTTCATCAATAAAAAGAAAGTCACGATCATGAGAGTTAAATAGAATACAGACAAGTAAAGTTAAAATATGTCTCTCACCACTTGAAAGATCATCTAAAGAGTGAGAAGTTTTTTTAACTTGGATTCTTACTTGATCTACATCTACAAGAAGCATTTTATCATCTATTAGAAAATCATTAAAACTCTCTACTAATAAATTAAATCTAGCTACAACCGATGAGTTTGAATCCAACTCTTTTAATATATTTTTAAATATTTGACCAATTAATGGGTCTCTAACAAAATTTTCTGCATCCTCTATTGAGGATATACTTTCTAAAAGGTGAACTAACCTTTTTTTTATATCCTTATTTTGAAAATAAAGATTTACACTATTAGTTGTGTTTTTTTCACTTTCACTCTCACTTGATAATGCGAAAATGAGTCTATCTTTATTGTTATAAAGCTCAATAGCAGACATATTTTTCATGACTACATTTGAAATTTCATTTGTACGTAATTCAATTGCTAAATTTAAAGTGTTTAAAAGCACATCATTAATTCTTTTGATATCCTCAAAATATGCTTCTTTATATTTTTTGACAATTAGTACTTCTAGATTTTGTGTATCTAAGTTTTCTACATAGGCATGTTTTTCAACAAAATCTTGATTAAGATCTCGAATATCTTTTTGCTTGATTTTATTTAAATTTGTTAGATAGGTATACAAATCTTTGGCGAATTGTTTTTTCATCGGCTTTTGAAGATGGCTAAATGAATTACTTGTCGCATGTTTTATGTCAAAAAATCTTTCTATATCAAATATATCTATGTGTGAAAAGGATCTTCCGCTTAATCCTCTTTCAATAGCAATCGAGAGAGATGTTGTATTAGCTAAAGGGCTTTTTTCAAAAGCTCTCCAATCATACCGATATTTGTCATCTAAATATTTAACTTCAACGCTGTACTCTAAATTTATCTCATTTCCAATAAAAGCATATTTACAAATTATTTTTTTTGTTTTTAGGGCCTTTAAGTAATCTTCATCTTGGTTTAAAAAACTATATAATCCTTTTAATAAAGACGTTTTTCCTGATCCATTTTCACCAAACACAATAGAGACATTATCATCACAAAATTTTAGTGTAGCTGTCCTGTCAGGACTCTTGAAGCCCTCAAAAATAATTTCCTTGAGTTTTATAGACATTTTGAGCTCATTTTTTTCGTAAATAGATGAATTTCATAAATTCAAATAATAGTAGATGCAACTAATCATAATTCAATGACATTCTACCAATTTTTATCAACTAAACAACTTTCAGACTCTATCATTTAAACATTTCATAAATTTTAACCCCCGCCCCCATGCATCGTTCCAACATGACCCGATCCATTAGCTCACAATGAGCCAAAGCATTGTATCAAAAAGAACTTTTCTTCTATATATAAATAGAATAAAGAATAGAGTTATAAAAGAATGATCAAAGTTAAAAACAGTTGACTAAAAAAATATTTAAATTATATTGTCCATATCACAGCAAAATCTGTGATCAGGCGTGGAAACCTGTTTATTATCTACAAGCGCAAAATCAAAGTCGCTTATGCGGCATTTTTTTTGTCTGACTGTTTAGGTCTATCCGTAATGGTAGGCTAGACAGGGCAGCTTCGTGCTGGCCGTTACTTGTAGAGCGGTATTTCCACCCCTGTTTAGTCTGCCACCATTCCGTGGAAAGGATGTTGGTAGGTGTTAAAACTTATCTACAAGAGACTTAAACATGAACACTCAAAACAAAAGTGTGCATTCAGCACCTGTACGCCTCGACACCCTCTGTCTACAACGCTTACAAGCATCTAACTTTGCTCAACCCCAAATTCATGCACAAATTTTAAATTTTATTCGCCTACGTTTCACACGTTAAGGGGAATCGTATGCCTAAAATTTATATCAACACTGAACTCGGTACAGAAAAACGCTGCACCCTATGTGGCGACTACTACCCTCTTGACACAGATTTCTTCTATAAAAATGGTATTTGGCGTGGCAAAACACAATGGCGATCACATTGTAAAGCTTGTTTCACTGAAACCTATCGGGGAGAAAAATAATGAAAAATATCCTCCTCCAAAACCAAGAGTATCCACTCATTGCCTCCCCTCAGCTCGCTAAAGAACTGGGGACTGCAGCAGCCACGTTCTTGCAGAAATTGCACTTCCTCATCAGTGAAAATCGGAAGTACAAACAAAAGAAAAACCTCACTGTTCACTTAAACCGTAAATGGTGGTTTCACACCTTTGAAGAATGGCAATCGACACTGGGTTTGTTCAGTGTTTCGACCATCAAAAGAGCTGTAGCCAAACTCAAGGAACTCGGTTTAATTGAGATCAATAAGCTCTCAAAAATTAAGTCTATACGGGTGAATTACTACACCATCAACTATAAAAAACTAAAGCAACTGTTCGGCATCGTCACATCACAGCCAACTAAAAAAGATCCTGGTTCTCCGCCTTCTGCTGAGCCAATTAAAGGCAACGACGCGCCTATTAATCCAGTTGCAACAAAGGATGATTTATCAGTCTTTCACAGCGACTATCGCTCACTGTATTTACAGCTTCGCCAGTACAAACTAGACATTGCCTATGACGATCCACGACTACACAAGTGGCTCAACATTGCCCGAAAAATAATTACCTACACCGCTTCAGCACCAACACGGCTAAACATCAACAGGTGGCAATGGCACACGCCAGAACAAATATTACCGATGGAATTTTTACGAGGGACTGATTATGGGTATTGAAAAGCATATTATGCGCCTACAAGAACCGAGTACCAAAAAGCGTAAGTTCTTCATCAGTTCAAAGCACTTGTACCGCTTACTCGACACGGACGTGTCATATAAGACATTCGTTGAAACCAACATTACTTGGTCTCGCCTACGTGAGCATATCGACTACCACTTCAATGAGCAGCATGAGACCTACAACCTGTCTATCTGTGCCGTTCAAGCGATTTTGATATTAGAAAACACAGAAAAAAGCTGGCGATTCTTCAATGAACTGTCCGACCTGATAAACAACGGTTTTAACCGTTAGAGGGGGAATATCATGGATATTCAAACAAGATTATCATTATTAGATCAGCACTTATCTTTACTCATTGAGTCGACGGAAAGCTGTGATTCTTTAACTGGAGAGTCTGTGGCTGCGACATTATTTATTATTCAGGAACAGGTAAGGCAGATTCAAAAGGCTGTAGATAAAGAGTAATAAAAAAGCCCTCTTAGGAGGGCTTTCCATTTCTATCTAATAGGATGATAGTTCTAGGTTTTTCTATTGCTTTATATTTCTCACTTGCTGCATTTAATTCTTTAATGAAATCATCAGCGTCTTTAAGCCGATCCTCTAAAACTAAAAACAAAAATGCTAATCCGATAAAAGCACACCCAATAAAAAAAAGTGAAATATTAACAACTACCTGAATGCTACTAGAAGTATTTATTGCTAGAAAAAATACTGCCCCTATCAAAGCAAAAATAAAGTATCCCGCTATAAATAAATAACGTCTAATGGTAGGGCCTAGGAATGGAAAAGGCTTGATAGTCAAATCTCTTGATATATCCAAAGTTTGGCCTTTTTTATAAGAGATATATTGAATACCGTAATCAAATAAGAAAATCATCCGATCAAAATTAACTAAATAATTCTGATGAAGCTCTATCAGTTTATTGACTAAGTTATGGTCTACATTTGGGCTTTTAGCGAGATCCTGAGCAGCTCTATCTAACACAAGCTGATTCGTCTGCCCTCTCTCATAATATTTTTCAAAATATTGAATACTTGAAGAAAGCCTGTCAGAAATTTTCTTATGCTTCAGACTTGTTATCTCATGTCTTTTAAGAAATAAAGTAACGATCGCTACAAGAGCTCCAACTATAGGAGCAACGAGTTTCCAATCTATATCCATAATTTTTTATTCTTTTACTAATACACTTGGGATAACAGGCATTCCACACCACTGCGCTAGACTATTATAACTTCTTCCTAAACTTTTGATCAGATCCAAAGCTTTGCCCCCTTTCTCAGCTAAAGTATTTGCTTCAGTACCAACTTCGTTTACATCTTTTAAAAACTTAGCCAGTTTCTTCATACCGCTAGAATCTTTAACTTCTTCGGGTTGATCAGAGTTTCTATTAATTTCTAATGCATTCTGAATTGTGGCGAGTCTATTCTTCATAGCTTCACTATCCACAAGATCAATTAAATCTTCTAGCTCATCATTAGACTTAGTGAATTCTGCCTTATGGTTGATAACAGTAGATTGCGTGTTATGTAGCTGATTATTGATATATATCGGTGAGTTTGGACGGATTAATGCTTTACCAATTACATTTTCTAAAAACTCTTTATCTTTTTGCAGTTCAATAATTCTATGTTCTTTCATTTCAATAAGCTGATGCTGAAATTTTAACTCTGATTCAAAAGTCCCTAATTTAGTTTTTAATTCAGCAACATCCAGATAGTTTTCATAAAACTTTTCAGGCTGCATATCTCCATAAATCACTAAGCCAAATTCATCGAATGCACTTTCAATGACCTCTTTATTACCATCTGCTGATTCGACAACTAGACGTACGGTATTATCATCTTGTTCAATACGGACTTTAGCATTCTGTTCAGGATATTTTTTGCGCAAAACTGTACCAAAATAACTGAGAATCCCTAATCCTGCTTGATAATGTTCTGGTTTAAATTCAATCGATCGCTCAATTTTTATTTGATTTAAATGAATATCAACAACTTCAATATCTACTTTTTCTCTACTCAATTCCAAAACCAAGAATGGTGTTTTTAAAGATAGTTTTGTGTACAAATCTAATATATTGTTAATTTCATTAATTACACTAATTCCATTTGATTCAAACATATCTATTGAAATGTATTGAATAGCAATATCAACTTTATCTAGACTAAAATTATTCTGAATATCATTCAAAAGCCAAATTATAATATCATCAGTATTAAAAAAATTTTTAAATGCTATCTTATTTTTTTTATGCCCAATCCCACCAATATATCCTTGTCTATCATTATAGTGGTCGATAAAATTATTATAGTAATCCTCCTCCCATCCAAGCTTACTTAAATTATCCCTAATTTTAAGAACACAATCTGAATTTAATAGATAAGGATCATTCAATTTACACTTTAGTATATTTTCACTATAGTTAAAATTAATTGCCGCTTTAAATTCACACAACTCATTAATATAGTTATTATTAAGATTTTCCCAAGCATTTCTATAATTTAAAACTTTTTTTATGAACATAAAAAATCTCAAAATCAAAATTGTAAATATTTTAAAGTAAATGCGCATGTACGCATTTACTTTTGCATTTATTTATTTGAAAAACTCTCCGCAAAATTCCGAACCAAAGTCATAAGCGTCTGACGCTGTTCAGGATCGACCTGATCCCAACATTTAAGCAACTCTTTGGCTTCATCTGAAAGTAAATCAGGCTGAGTCCGTTCACCAGTAATCAAATACCAAACGTCCACACCTGCTTTATGCAGCGCTTCTAAATCTTCTTGCCCCATAACGCGCTCACCTTTCTCGTAGCGCATTACAGCCATGTTTTTCTTACCAAATAACGCAGCGAAATCTTTTTGTGACAGATCTAAGCGTGATCGTTCCTGACGAAGGCGTTCGCCTCTTTGATCGTTATTCTCATTTACCATTTGGGATAAATCCATATATTAATTATCCCAATTGGGATAATATTGCTTTGCTTATTTACCATTTTAACAAAGTTCTCTATTCACCACAGTTTAATAACTGTGGACTCAAAAGGAAACAAACATGGCTACTCAAGAGTCTCAAAAAGAAGTACAGATCAGCTTTCGCACTACACCAGAAAATCGTCGTCTCGCTCGTATCGAAGCAGCAAAGCTCAACATGTCACTGAACGAATGGATTAAAAGCCTTGTAGAAGCTGAACTGGACACTTCATCTCAAGAAACAAAATCATCATAAGGCACACCTTTTGAGCCACTCACAGATTTGCGGGGTTCTGTTTACAGATTTTTACAATTCTGTGTAAAGCAAGAAATATTAAGTACTTGGTGTCGGGAGCAACAACTACTTAATTCAATTCAGAGGTAATGATGAGTAAATCAATTGGTTTCTACTGCCCGCATTGTGGAAGACGTATGTATGTATCTAGTCGTAAAAAGCCTTCTCCTCTTTTACACGAACTGATTGTGAGCTGTCAGAACGACCAGTGCCTTGCCAGCTTCGCAGCCAGTCTAGAAATGGTTCGTCCTATTCAAAACAGCATCAATCCAAACATCGAAGTTCAAACCGGGTTACCGCAGCACAAACGTCAATGGGAAGTAGAACTAGAACATCACCTGTCCAGTTTAGAAACGATGACAGTGATCGACAAACAGCAAGAGAACTATGTTGAAGGCTTCATCTCTGCCTTATTCCACTCATCCACGATTGATTTGACCAAGGCCAGTGTCTACCGCAATCGGCTTAAACAAATCAGACTCATTTAAGGCGTAGATATGTATCACCTGCAGCAACGGATAGATGACCGACTCAACCAGTTATTCCATTTCAAGAAAAAAGGTGAATGGTATCGAGAAGGGATCTGTCCGAAATGTAAAGAAAAAGAACTCTATACGCATGCAATCACCCCACGTATGGTGAAGTGTGGACGGATCAATAAATGTGGCTATGAAGAACATGTCAAAGAGATCTGTGAGGAGCTTTTTAAGGACTGGTCTGAGTATCACCCGCAAACCACTACAAACCCACATGCAGCAGCAGATGCTTACCTCAAAGAAGGGCGTGGTTTTGATATCTCAAAGCTCAAGGGACTGTATACCCAAGAGCTGTATCGTTCACCTAAAAACCGAAATCTCGTTACAGCGACCGTTCGCTTTAAATTGGCTGAAGGCATTTATTGGGAACGTCTGATCGATCGCCCTGAACGGTTCGAACGCATGAAGGCTAACTTCATTGGAAAGTGGTCTGGCCTTGCTTGGACAGTGCATGATTTAGATATGCTGTGTAATGCAGGCAGTATTTGGATTACTGAAGGTATTTTTAATTCGATCGCGCTTAGTCAATCCGAATTAATCAGTATGAGTAATATGAACAGTGGGAATTACACTGCTGTTCTCTTGGAGAAAATTAAGAACCGCTGCCATGAACTTAATAAAAGCAGACCGCGTTTAGTTTGGGCATTGGACAATGATCCTGCAGGGAAAAAGTATTTAGCGAAACACCATAAACGTGCAACGGATGAGGGTTGGATTTCTACTGCTGCCCTACCGCCTGCGCCAATGAATGGTAAATCAGTCGACTGGAATGACTTGTACCAAAGAGGCCAGCTCACCGAAAAGGACCAGGATAAATATCTGCACTTCGGAAAGTTACAGATTTCAGAAACGCCTGAAGAAACAGGCTTATTGATCTATAACTTTTACGGCAGCAGTCTAAGCCAATTCTTTTTTAATCATCGTTTCCGCACCTACTGGTGGGAGCTTGATTATGAAAAATATAACAAGGCTGTTCAGTATGTAGAAGAATCTCAAAGCACAGTACTGACTGAAGAAGAGATACGGATTCAAGCATTAAAGACCTGCTCTTCAGCAAAAGAGATTTGCAATGCTCAGCTTGAGCCACTTTATTTCCAACGAAATGAAATTACCGATGAGTCCTGGTACTACTTTCATATTCAGTCACCGTGGGGTGAAGTTAAAACCACATTTACAGCAGAGCAAATGTCCTCGCGCAGCAAGTTTAAACCGCGTGTATTAGCCGTATTATCGGGAACCATTTGGTCAGGAAACGACCATCAGCTTGAAACATTCATCAAGCGTAAAACAGAGCGTTTACGTGAAGTAAAAACCATCGACTTTATTGGCTATTCTAAAGAATATGAAGCCTATATTTTTGATAAGTTTGCTGTGCATAAAGGTCAAGTTATCCACAAAAATCAGCACGACTTTTTTAAAACTGGTAATAAGGAAATCAAAACCTTAGCTGCATCTCCTGTTATTCATTTAAATGCGAAACAAGAGTTTTCACCGACATGGTGGAAAGACTTTTATGCGCTTCAAGGCGAGAAAGGCTTAATCCTTTTGGCTTGGTGGACAGGTACATATTTTGCCGAGCAGATCCGCGCTATCAATTCCTCTTATCCCTTCTTTGAGTTCGTCGGACAAGCTGGCTCAGGTAAATCCACCATCATTGAATTTTTATGGAAGCTGAGTGGCCGTGAAGCCTATGAAGGTTTCGATCCAAATAAATCGACCAACGTGGCGATTTACCGTAACTTTGCCCAAACTTCCAACATGCCCATCGTACTGATTGAGGGTGACCGTAACGACCAGGCTGGATCTCAAAAAGCCAAGTTTAGTTGGGACGAATTAAAAGATGCTTATAACGGTCGAGCAATTCGCTCTAAAGGCTTAAAAACCGCAGGCAACGAAACCTATGAGCCTCCTTTCCGTGCTGCGGTGATGATTAGCCAAAACACCCCGATTCAAGCATCTGAAGCAGTGTTATCTCGTACATTGCATATTTCTGTAGACACTAAAAATCACAGCTTAGAGAAAAAGCACGTTGCCACTCGACTGACACAGATGAGTTTGGAAGATGCATGTAAATACATGACCTTTTGCTTAAAGAATGAGGAAAGCATCCTCAAAACTTATACCGAAAAACATAAAGAAATTGAAATTGAGCTACATCAAAAAGGCATTACCAATACCCGTATCGCCCTCTGTCATGCCCAAGTGTCAGCCATGATTGATGCCATTGCGGAGCACGTCTTTAAAGATGCAATCGATTTATCTGACATCTGTGATGCCAAAAGATATTTAGAGGGTATGGCCATGCGACGTATTGAAGAAATTGCAGCAGATCATCCATTTGTTCAACAGTTTTGGGATGCCTTTGAATATCTCAATAGTATTCGTGGTACCAGTTTCCAATTGAACCATTACGCAACGACAGACTCGCAGATCGCCATCAATCTGAACGAAGTCTATAAAGTTGCTGCACGTAATTATCAGGCTTTACCTGAGATCAATGAAATGCGGAATTTATTAAAAACGAGTAAACGCTACAAATTCATAGAAGCCAACAAAACCGTTCGTTCATCACACCAACCTGCCGATGAAAGTAAAGCTATTCAAGGCTATGGCAATCAACCAAGCATAAAAGAAGACCGTATCGTCAAATGCTGGATTTTCTCCAATCCTTATCAAGCTGCAGGTGGGAAAAAATGAATATGACCGAAGTAACAATTTTATTAAGCACTTCAAGCTTTTGTGGTGCTGTCTATTTTTTGACTGAAACAGTTAAGTAAAGAGGGAAACTATAATGAAAGAAACTTCATCTACGATCGTAAAATGGTACTCAATGAGACAAGTGGCTGCTGAGTTAGGTATGGCAGTCAATACATTTAAAAAACACTATTTGGAAAAATACCCACCTGATCGATCATCAGATAAATATAAAGGATGGACCGAAACGTCCTTAAATAAGATCAAAAAAGAAATAGGCGCTTAAAGCGCCTTTTTTACTTTCTTTAAATTGTTAGACAATCCACTTTTCAACTTCATTGCTATACCAGTTCATTAATTCAACGCGCTCTGGCCAGTATTCAGCTCTGTTATAAATCTTGCTCGTTTTATCTGCTTTTGTCGTTTTGTTTACATGCGCAATTTGATAATCAATCACTTCAGCTCTAAACAGCTTACTTTCATTTGCAAGGGTAGAAAATAACGTCCTGAATCCATGTGTGACCATCTCATTTGCATAACCGTTTCTTTTAATGACGGCCAAAGGCGTTTCAGAAGTCATGTGCTTCCAAGGTTCATGTGTATGTTTGAAGATAAATCCGTCATCACTCCGGGTGTGAAATAAAGCCATAAATAGATCATAGACTTGAGGTGATAAAGGAACCATTAATTCCTTTCGTCGTTTCATCCGATATGCTGGAATGAGCCACACTTTATTTTCAAAATCAATTTCACCTGAATCCCATCTCGCTTTTAAAAGCTCGCTGATTCGGGTGCCAGTAAAACAGGCCAGTTTTAAAACAACTTTAGTAATTGGAAATGCATTACATTGCTTTAAACGTCTAAAAAACTCAGGCATTTCACTTGCAGGTAAGCACGGATAACTTTGAACCTCATGCTCAGGTATAAGCTCCCCAACTAAAATACAAGGGTTCTTTTCTGTATATCCTGATGCGATCGCAAAGTTAAAAACTGCATTGAGTAAACGTAGACAACGTGTGGCCGTTTCGAGTGTTCCTTTGGCCACAATTTCTTTTACTTTTGATGAAACCTGAAAGCGAGTAATTTCATCTAAAGGTAGCTCTAAAAAATCTTCAGTGATGTAGTCCAAACGGTATTTAACCGTGCTGATATATTTTTCACTAGACCACTGCGGACTCATTAATTCAAACCATTCATCACACACTTGTTTTAAATGATGTGAGACCTTTGATTTACCTGAAACTTCAGCTTTAAAGTCCCGTGCAACTTTTCTTATTTCTTTACAGCCTACTTCGGGATATTCACCCAGTTGTTTCCTGGTCTGCTTTCCTTCAATTCGATATGAAAGTACCCATTTCTTTTTCCCAGTAGGAAAAACCTCAATAGAAAGCCCTTCCCCATCGGCTATTGAATATCGCTTTTCTTTTGGTTTAAGACTTTTAACTTGGATGTCTGTAAGCATTCTTGTTGTTACACGCGTGTCACTATTGTGTCACAAGTATATTTGATAGAAAGCAATTATCAATGACTTACAATAACGGACGCTGATAAACAACAGGCAGAAAAAAAGCCCTGATTTATTGCTAAACCAAGGCTTTTATTCACTTTTTTGATTAAACCTGATCATTAGCGATCATCTTTAATCGGGAATTTTGGTGGAGGTGGCGGGAGTTGAACCCGCGTCCGCCAGCACTACGCTCGAGAATACTACATGCTTAGATATCGTCTACTGTTTTAACTCTTTGTGACCCGACGAACAGGGTACAAATCGCGATCCTCTTAATTTAGTACAAAACCCCGAGGCTTGGTTTTATACGGACTTGTGTGCGTGCGCTTCAGTCGGACTCTCTAACCACAAGTATTCGGAGAGGCGGACAAGCTGCCCTTAGGCAGCTAGAGCGTATGATTCGTCGTTTGCGACTAAAAAATGCAAATTTGATTTACGAGAGAAAATGCGCTCTCGACATGCATCTATGAGTTTCATCACCAGCGTCGAAGCCAGAAACACCCCCAAAGTAGCGGCAATCATAGCATAGTTGCTAGAAAATACGATCTATTTTCTAAACAAACACACATATTGATGCGCTTAATTACATAATTGCGCTAATATTTTGGTTTTCAAGTCCAACAATAAAATAATTTATGAGCTACTTACTTGCACTCGACCAAGGAACCACTTCGAGTCGTGCCATTATTTTCAATGAACAAGGTCAAGTTCAGGCAACGGCGCAACGCGAAACACGTATACATACCCCCCAATCAGGCTGGGTAGAACAAGATGCCCAAGAGATTTGGAGCTCACAAATTGCTGTTGTACAGCAGGCTCTGGCTTCTGCTCGTATTTTAGCCAAAGACATCAAAGCCATTGGTCTTACTAACCAAAGAGAAACGACTGTCGTATGGGATAAACGTACAGGACAGCCGCTTGCACCAGCCATTATCTGGCAAGACCGTCGCGCATTTGAATGGTGCAATCAGCTCCTACAGCAAAACTTAAAAGATAAGATTCAATCCAAAACTGGACTCCGAATTGACCCTTACTTTAGTGCAGGAAAATTGGTCTGGTTACTCGAGCATGTCAATGGTCTACGCACACTGGCTGAACAGGGGCATGTGGCCTTTGGCACGATTGATAGTTGGCTGATTTGGAATCTTACCCAAGGTGCTCAACATGTCATCGAAGTCAGCAATGCCTCTCGCACCATGCTCATGAACTTAAGTACCCAGCAGTGGGATGAAGAGCTGTTAGATCTATTTAATATTCCGTCTGCATTACTGCCAAAAATCATCAACTCGGACACCTATGTCGCCGATACCGCGGCAGGCTTACTCGGTGCCAATATTCCGATTACAGGCATATTAGGCGACCAACAGTCTGCGCTGTTTGGACAGTCCTGTTTTGACATTGGGACTGCCAAAAATACCTATGGCACAGGTTGTTTTATGCTGTTCAATACAGGCGAGACCGTTCAATACAGTAAGAACAAACTGCTTTCGACGCTGGGTTGGAAAACGCAACATCAAACCACTTATGCCCTAGAAGGCAGTGTATTTATGGCCGGTGCGATTGTTCAGTGGCTACGAGATAATTTAGGCATTATTCAAAAAAGTAGCGATGTTGAAAAATTAGCTTGTACAGTT